AGTGATGTAATTAACCGATTTTCTCTAAGAAGATTAGATCAAATTTCAGAAAATTCCGCTGCATATAAGTTTGCTCAATCTAGAGGTTTAACTAAAGTTCAAAACTTTGGTGATATTATGTATGCTGATGCAATGGATAATAAAGTTTATATTTTTAACTTTGATCACCGCTCTGGTAAAATCCTAGGACTTGCCACTAGAAGTTTAGATCCATTTACTGATCGAAAATACTTAATTAAATCTTATAACGAGGTTTCTAAAATCTTTACTAATAAAGATACGCCAGAAATTATTGATGATGCAAACTATCTCAATAACTATTTTAATATCTTAAATGTAGACTTTACTCAGCCGCTAATGGTAGCGGAAGGTCAAATTGACTCAATGTTTTTAAAGAATGGATTAGCAACTTCTGGAGTTTCCAAAGCTAAATCTATCTTAAAGGCAATGGGTGCAGTTGATATTAAAATCATATTTGACCGTGATAAAGCTGGAAAAGATTCAATGTTGGCATTTATTAAAGATGGCTATTCTGTATTTTTATGGAATAGTTTAATGGAAGAGCTAAAGAAAAGGTTTCCGACTCAAATTATTAAACTGTCGAAAATTAAAGATATTAACGACTTATTTCTTTTCTTAAATAAACAGGATCCATCTCTTACAATTACACAATTTCAAGATTTAATAGGTAAGCACTTTAGTAATTCAGTATACGATATCGTTTATCTATAAATATTATATGAAGGATCCTAATCAAAAGAAAAATATCAAAACATTTCTTAAACCACGAGTTGGCGGATCTGTTAAGCAAGGGTATTTTAGGCCACAAAATCCAGATCGTTATATGGGCGATCCAAGTCAAATTATCTATAGATCAAGTTGGGAATATAAGTTCCTAAAATGGTTAGATTCAAGTCCATCTGTTCTTAAATATTCTTCTGAACCGTTTGGTATTCCATACTATAATCCAATGGATAAACGTGGACATATTTACTATATTGACTTTTTTGTTAAATTGGCTGGAGCAAATGGAACTGAGGAAAACTGGCTAATTGAAGTTAAGCCAAACAAATATGTTTCCCCACCAACTAAACCTAAGCGAATGACTGATAAACAAACTGCAAGTTATGTCTATGCGGCAAAGCAGTTTATTATGAATCAGGCTAAATTTGAGGCGGCCAGGGACTATGCTGCACAAAAGGGTATTAAGTTCGGTATTATTACCGAAAACTTCTTGTTTAAAAGTTTGTAAAATATAAAGATGCTCAAGACAACATTTAGTGACCAAATAGATTATTTTAGAAATAACGGCGAAGCGATGGAAGATCCATTCTTTGGTGATATTCAGCCATTACCGGAATCTATCTTTATTCCAGGTCACATTTATACCTTTTTTGCCCAGCCAGTTGACGATTCACTTATTCCAACCGCTGATCAATACCTTGATGCTAGGGAATTAGCAAAATATCCAATTAAAAGACCGTACTATGATAGAGCTCCAATTGGTATATGTTTAGCCAATGGAGAAACTGACATTACTATATTAAATCTAAAAGTAATGCCCGTCGGATCGACTCAGGTTATCCTGAACATACTCTGGCAGGTCTTTAATAATATCATAAGTAAATCATATAACGATAAAGGAGAGTTTATCGGAGATACCCGAAAACTATATCAGCTGCCTGAATACGCTCCATTAATGGGTTTTAATGCAAATCCATTTTCACTAGCTGACCTTTTTCAAAATGCGAGCGGAGGTAGATTTAACATTCGTTACGCAGTAAATAAATATCAAAAAGCAACTATTACAAACCCAAAGCTTATTCCATTTCATCTGGTACCAAGAATTGCCCAAACAAACATTTTCGATGGTATTCAGACAAGATCTTTAAGCATGGACTCAGTAATATCACAATTTAACGCATAATTATGGCAGGATTTCTAGACAATATCGGCTTAGGCGGACTTAAATCAAGACTATCAGATTTAAGCCGAGTTGGTATGAAGTATGAGGATCTTTTAATTAAGAACTCACAATCAATCGGATTTATTGAAAGTCAATTAATGCAAGCTAGAGGAAATGCTCTACCTGGAGCACAAACCGACTCTTTAGCAAGAGCCACAATGGCAATTTCAGATACCACTTCTGCTCTTAGAACTAAAGCTATTGCATTTTTTCAATTAGACTACGCAACCAAAAGAGAAAGATTAAGAGATCTTGCATCTAATGGCGAAATTGAATTTGTAATTGAATCTATTACCGATGACGTTATTGTTTTTGACGAAGACAACCGTTTTGCATATCCAAATGATTTGGTTGGCGAAATGCTTTATAAAGGTAAAAACAAAGAACAACGTCTTAAATATCAAGAGAAAGTTATTGACAAATACAATGAAAACTTTGAGAAAATTTACAATGCATGGGGTTTCAATGAAGGAATTTCTGCATGGCAGTATTTTTATCAATGGTTAATTGAAGGTCACTTAGCATTTGAGATTCTTTATGATGATTTACAAAACCCAAGGGAAATTATTGGATTTAAAGAAATTGATCCTTCTACACTATATCCACAAATTAAAAAGGATGCAGCTGGAAAGATCTTTTTAGAATGGGCCCAAAAAGTTGCTGGTGAATCTAAAGTAAGAACCCTTACAGATTCTCAAGTTTTATACTTATCATATTCAAATCACTTTAGAACCAAACGTATTTCATTCGTTGAAAGAATGGTTAGATCATTTAACTTAATGCGTGTTATTGAGCACTCTAAAGTTATTTGGCACACAATGAATGCTCCAATTCGTTTAACTACTAAAGTTCCTATTGGAAGTAAGTCTCTAAATAAAGCAAAAGAAGACGTTAGAGAATTTGCTAACCAATTGAAAGAGGATATTTTCTTTGATACTAATACTGGAGAAATTCAAGTAGACGGACGTCCAAATCTATTATTCTATAAAAACTATATTTTACCAGTTAATGACCAAAATCAAGCGATTGAAATTGCTCCATTGGAATATGCTGGTCCAAATATGTCAGGTTCTGAACTTCTTAACTATTTTAAAGAGAAGTTGAAAATGGACTCTAAGATTCCTTATTCAAGATGGGACTCTGCAAACGGCGCAGGCCAATATACAATGAATGCTGAAGGTATTCGTCGTGAAGAGATTCGTTATAATAAATTTGTAACTCGTCTTCGTTCAGCATTTAAAGAGCTTTTAACTAAGCCTCTATATCTTCAAATGTGTCTTGATTTTAAAGATTTAAAAGACGATTATCGTTTTAAAAATGCAGTTGGTATTAACTGGCATGATGATAACGTATTTGAAGAAATCAAGCAACAGGATCTACTTAACAAACGTCTTGCTACACTTAACGCGCTTAAAGGCGTTGTTGATGATGAAGGTAAGCCTTACTTCTCTACTGAATACTTGGTTAAAGAGTATTTAAGAATGAGTGATGAGGATCTTCAGAAAAACAAAGATTATATGAATCAAACTCCAACTGGTGAAGGTGAAGCTGGCGAAGCTGCTGCCCCAGGTGCTGCTCCAGAAGGTGGTACCGCCCCAGAAGGTGGCGGAGGCGCTGAAGCGGCTGCAGGTAAAGAAACAGCATCTGAATTAGGAGCGCCAGGAGCTCTATAATTTATTGATAGGCAATAACAAATCGAATAGATTTGTCAATAGATATAATGACGTGAATTGCATCTCTATATTGATCAATTCCGTCATTAACTTTTAGAACCTCTACGTTCCAGTCTCTATTTTGAAGTAGAGTACAATATAATTTTATTTGGGAAACAATGTCATCATAGATTTTAGTAGTACTAAAACTATCACTAAAATCAAATAGATACGATTCTTCATCAATACCAAATCGATTTTCTCCAAGAACTGAATCATTCTTAGTTAATAGAACCATTTTAATTTGTGCAATAATTAGAGCTAGATCTTCTGTTTCAAACAGAGTTTCTTCATTATAATTTGGTTCATCTATACTTCTTATGTAAA